AGCAGGAGGATGAGCTGGATTTGGCTCCGGTAAGCCACAAGCCGGAGCCGGAGGAGCCAACGGACCCACAAGGGATAGTGCTGGACGACGATGATGACCTCGATTTCTGACGCAAACACTTGACCTAGTGGTCTCGTGCCGGTAGTCTACCATCACTTGGGAGGCCACATGCGCGAAACCTCAGTCGCAATCGTCGTGCTCGCAATGCTCACCTGCAGTTGCAACGTGATCGAGGAGTGGGAGACGAGTCCCGCGCTTGTCCGGAGCAAGGCTGAGCTGGCCGGCGCCGCCATGGTCTACACGTACTTCGCCGCCGACCCGAAGGCCAAGGCCGGCGCAAAGCATATGCGTGAGACGATCAAGGTCATCGAGGGCGTGGTCGACTCGTTCCCCGCTGCGGGGTTCAACGTCTTCCTTCCCGAGGTGAACAAGAAGCTCGAAGAGGTGATGACAGGCGAGGCTGCGGTGTATCTGATGCCCGCCAAGATGTTCGCCGGCATCTTATTGGAGAGCCTGCAACAGAAGGCTGTGAAGGACCACTGGTTCGACGACGTGAACGCCGTCTCGGACATTCTCTCTGCGTTCCTGTCGGGCGCTGACGGCGCGATGGCTGCGTACGTCCAGCCCGACTCCTAAAGAGCCGCGCTAAGCCAGCAACCAGACCAGCTGGCACTTCCGAAGAGAGGCGTCCCATTCCGCGGGACGCCTTTCTTTATTGGCCAACAAATTGGAGTGTGGAATGGCACAAGAACAGGATCCACTTGCTCGATACAGATCGAGTCAAGGTGCGTCGTATATAGAGCCGAAGCATATCGGCTTCATCTGTCTTCCCGTGAAGAGGTCCGACGCCCGCGGACCATCTCGGACCAGCGAGCTAGGCGGGAAACTCTGACCCGGTGATGGGTGGGATACCCGCTACTATATAGCCCCTAAATCCGAGGCGTGACAGTTGAGGGCCGTGCGTCAGCCAAGCGCTGGGGCGCGGCCCTCCTTGCCAAGTGAAAAGGGAGATGTCGTGGAAACTCTTGCTTACGCGTTCTTGCTGACGGTTGTCGTGGTTTCGTTCATCATCCTCATACATCTCAACTTCAAAGAGACCCTGCTTCACGTCATGAATGCATACGATCAGTCGATCCACGCGCATCACGACGCGAGTGTTCGAGTTGCGGATCACCGACGGCTGGACAACGAGCGCATAAAGGAGGTCATGTACTGGGGCAAGGAGATGGCGAGGCACCACAAGGAGTTGGCGCAGTTCGTACTTGCCGAGATTCATCGCTTGCAGCCTCCGGAACATTCAGACGCGGCGCCGACGGAAGACACGGACAAGTCGGCCTGATGGGCTTTCGCAAGGACCAGCATTAGCGAGGAGGTCGTCTGACGATGAGTAACGCTGCTGACGAAAAGTGTGCATCGTGTGAGTCGCTGCGCAAATGGCTGAGTGATGAGCGGAAGGCTGTCCGCGAACTCACCGACAAACTGAAGGCCGCCCGTGCTTCGTCCAAATCGCTGCGCACGCAACTCAAGGGCACGGGCAACCTTGACGCCGATATCGTAGCAAGGGAAGTCGCAAAAGCCATAAACAACGGGCTAGGTCACTACATCGTCACGACAACCCACGCGACGGTCAAGGCGCTCAGAGACGACGCTCTGGCAGAAGTCGCGATTAAGCGGTCCGCTGGCGTGAAGGCGGCTGTAGCGAACGCCGCCCAGAGACAGATAGATAACAGGGGGTACTGATGCGCCGCGAGAAGCTCACGTACACGATCCGTTGCTCGGGCCTCCCGACGTCAAAGAGGTCCGAGCGATGGATCTCAAGAAGGTGAGTGTCTGATGGAAGACAAACCATTTGTCATCGCACATAACTGTTTAAGTGAGGGCTATCCCGAGCGAAAGCTGCTGAACGTCGAAAACTTCGGTGAGCGCTGGTATATGCTCAGGGATCACCCCAAGCGGCTCGAAGGTATGAAGTTCTACAAGCTTGTCGAGTTGCCCAAGCCAGCGATACTAGCGGAGATGGACGCCTGCAGGAAGACCTATGAGAAGCAGGAGCACAAGGAAGCGCTGGCGGTAGCTAGAGCAGAGGTTCGCAGGTTGGAAGCCGAAGAGGAATGAGGCACTTCACGGAGGCCGGCGTTATGTACAGGCATCTCGCGAACCGTGAAGCGGCCGAGCCATGGGAGCGTATCTTCCGGTATCGCTGGCGTCACACAGCGACAGGCACGACGGGGACGCGACTCATCGCGATCCTGCAAGGGCACATCGATAGCTTGCTGCTGTACTGGAGTTGTGTGCGATGGACGTACTCACCTCTTTGACGGGCGCGTGATTCTACACCGCGGCGTAAAATCCCCGCGTAGTTTGTACTTGCCGAACAACCTACTTGCTGCTACCTTTGAAACGTCGAGGAGCGAGGAATGCCGTCGAAAGCACCGCCGTTCAACTACAAGCGGTGGCAAAACCGCCGCGAGCGCATCTATACTGCGTGTGTCGATAACGCTGGCCTCTTGGGGCAGGTGCTCGATCCCGACGTATTCACTGAGCTAATTGTCCTCCTGCGTCGAACTCTCAAGCTGAAGGCTGCGCACGAATCGGTGCTGCGCGATTCACTGTTGGAGTACGCTGGCACTGAGATGACCGAGGGTGTCTTTGACTGCATCGCAGTTAGGCTCGCTGGCGGCTACGACGACATCTGTGCAGGCAAGATAATCCTCTCGACGAACACGGTGCCGAGCAACGGTGAGTGGATGCCAGTCGAAGTCGAGGAGATGCGCTTCGCCGAGGTACGAAACTACAAGGCGCAGGTCAAGATGACGGCGATGATCCTCACCGGAATGCTCGCTGGTCGTGTCTTTACGCAGAAGATGCCGGCGAAGGCGACGTCAGTGTTCTTCGCGAACACGATGGGTTGGGCGAAGTTCGGACCGCGCCCAGCTCATAGTGAGCTTGTTCAGCTGAAGTTCACTGGCCTGATCGTCGCCGACAAACAACGTGGGCTACAGGTAGATGAGTACAAGTGCACGGCAGGACAGCTGAAGCTCAACAAGTTGTTGCGTGAGGGTCGCGACGAGCCGTGCGTCATGAACCACAGATATCAGTGCAAGACGTGTCCGATAGGGTACAGCAAGTGTCCGCGCGGGACTCACAGGTACACGTGGGTTCCGCGTCTTTGTCCGAGTTGCAAAGATGAGCGCGCCATCTACGATCCGGCAGAGCCGAACATGAAGTTCTGTCTGTTGTGCCGGTCGCGGTCAGCGCGCTCTTCGTGGGCGCGTGAACGGCGTGGCGTGACATAGGAGGTGTGCGATGGCTCTGCAGATGGTTGGTCCCCACGATCTCAGGAGGTACAACCCTGACCGTGATATGCTCTGGGGCTTGCACCGGTTCTTTCGGCGCGCGCTGGAGCAGCTTGGCGACGGGGAATTCAAGACACTGCATAAGCTGATGTCCGCGAACGGCATTCATGTGCCGCAGACGACGCTCAAGGAATCGATGGAGCAGCTCATCAAGGATCTGGCAGCTGTGCTTGCCAATCCGCACCTCAAGGACACGCAGGATCCGGAGAAGGAAGCGACGGAGTTGCTGAGTTGTTTGTTCACCAACACGCAGCCCGGCTACGTGGCGCTGCGAACGCTGTTCAGTGTGATGTTCCTGAAGGGAGTCGTATGCGAGCTACCCATTTGGTGCGCGATGACGCGGCCAAAGCATCCGAACGATCCGTTGCCGAGTCACGACGAGATCGAGGATGCAGCCAATGAATTCCTCAACAAGATCGGAACGACGGGAGGCACAGCTAGTGACGACTAACTTCAACTTACTCATGAAGGCTGTCGCCGAGCGCTGCCCCGGCGGTTCGATACCAAACGACTATCTGGTCATCGATCTCGAAACGACGGGGTTTCCGAACCCCAGACGTGCCGAGTACGTGGTGCAGTTCGGCTATGCAGTCGTGCAGGGCCGACAGATGACCGACAACTACTCGACGCTGTTGAAGACGCCGCCCAACTGGATCACTCCCGGTGCATCGGAAGTAACGGGCATCACCGACGAGATGATTCAGAAGGATGGCCAAGAGCCGGCGGCGTTCTACACCGAGCTGATCAAGCTGCTGGAGCTGTACAGGTCGAGCGGCTCGATGTTCGTTGGCCATAATTTGAAACGGTTCGACTGTCCGTTCCTCGAAGCCAATTTCAAGCACTACGGCTTTGACTTCGCGTTTGGCCCGGACGAGATAATCGATACAGGAATGCTGTTCAAGGCGTCGCAGCTGTTCGCGGCGCCCGCGGACGACGAGAAACTTGGCGCGTTCTTCGACCGTGTGGGTCAGACTCGTAGCCGCGCGAAGTGGAATCTGGGGTTTTCCGTCCAGCGCCTCGGTCTCGACATGAAGTACGGGATCGACTTGTCGGAGGCCCATGATGCGGCATTTGACTGCCGTTTGACTCATTTGCTTCTCGAAGAACTACGGAGGCTTGCTGACGTTACAGGCTAGTAGAAGCGGAGGTTGACCATGGCGAGTGCACAGGGCCGGAAGCGGTGTACTGGTTGTGGTAAGACCAAGGCACTGCAAGCGTTTCACAAGCATAAAGGACGAAAAGATGGAAGGAACTCGCAGTGCAAGAACTGTCGCGTGATACAAACTCGTGACTACTATGCAGCTCATTTCGAGCAGTGTGTTGCGTATGCTAAGGAGTACCGAGCAACACACACTGAGGCCATAAGAGAAGCAAAGCGCAGTTACCGTGCAAAGCACTTGGAGGAGCGCAGGGCTGCAGAGCGCTGTAACGCTGCGAAACATCGGAAAGAGAATAACGCGTATTGTCGCGCTTGGTATAAGGCCAACAGCGAGAAGTGCCGTGCGAATGCTCGACGCTATCGGAAAGCCGACCCGAAGAAATGTCAGGAAACGGTTTGTAAGTGCCGTGCCGCAAAGCCAGAGAAGTACAAGAAGCTAGCGAGGGCAGCTACGCGAGTGCGAAGGGCGCGAAAACACTCCATCGGCGAGTGTTTCACGGGTGCCATGGAAGCCTTCATGCGCAACTTTTGGCTGCATGAGTGTGCGCTCTGTGGTAGCGAGGTTAGCCTTTGTGCAGATCATTGGCTACCGCTTTCAAAGGGACACGCACTGGCGATGGACAACGCCGTTCTACTCTGTCATTCGTGTAACAGCCGCAAGGGAGCTACGCTGCCAAGTGCCTTCCTCGACCACGCGACTGTTGTCCGTATCGAGCGGAAGTTGCAGAAGCAGGCTGCTGCGTGGGAATTATCGCAGAGCGTAACAGCGGAGGTGGGCCTATGAACATCATTTGTTATGATGCCGGATATGTAAACCTTGGCTGGGTTGCAGCCAAGGTGACCAAACGAACGGAACCGAAGGTCATCGATTGCGGCGTGTCGATGGCGCCGCAACTGTCGCCGAAGGAGCGAAAGCGCCGTGGACTGTCAGCGGCGCACAACAACATTGCGAGGATCGAGAAGCAGGTTGCTTTTGTGGTGAATCTGCACAGGCTGTATGATCCAGCGGCGTACTTCATCGAGATACCTCATGGTGGCGCGAAGGGTGCGCTTGCTATCCGGGCGATGGCGTACGCAACGACCCTGCTCGTGGCGTCGCTTCAGATCCTTGCGGACGGACGGCCGGTGACGTATATGCTCCCGAGCGAGGTCAAGGAGTTGGTGGGGGGCAAGACGACGTCCTCGAAGGAGGAGCTGGCGTCAGCGGTCAGGACGTTCTGGCCGACTGTTGACTGGGCGAAGCACGGCAAGAAGAGCGAAAATATGACTGATGCCGGAGCTGTCTGTCTGGCAATGAGGTTCCACCAGACGTTCAAAGCGCTCATGTCAGCATGCTGAATTACTACACGTATCAAGGAGTGAGCCTGTTCGAGTACGGAGCAACGGATTTACCGACCAGCGACAACGACTTCACGTTGAAGTTGCACAAGCAGACGACGGTCGGTGCACTCAGGCGCTTCATATCTAACGAGCTGCTGGAGGGCGTGAGGTACAAGGATATACGCTCGAAGCAGTTGGCCGTGGCGATCTTTGCGGCGTTTGCGCACCCGACGCTTCAGTATGTTGAGCGGAATTTGAGTTCTCCGCTCTGGTATGAGTTGTTATGCTTCAACGTGCTCATGAGAGAGCAGCTGCAGTCAAGAGCGGTACTACCCGCGAGGAGTGTTGGACCATGACAGACGACGAGACGGCGAAAGCACGAGCCGAGCAGGTCGAGAACGAGCGCAAGATCAACGAGCTGTTCGCCGCTGCCGGCGCGTCGCTGAAGAAGCGCATGGGCGAGGACGACGAGCTACGCAAGCTCGCGTACACACTCCTGTTCGCAAACAGGCTCTTTAACTGGGCGACAGCCGAGGCGTGTGCGCTCAAGGGCGTGTCGAACGAGATGGTGAACCTGCTTATCAAGGCGCAACAGGAGAAGGCCGCGACTGAGGGCTTCGACTTCGCTGAGATGATCGCGGACTACCAGAAGCATCAGATGCCGTGGCTGGAGTCTCGTCGCCGTGAGGCCGTGGCACGCAAGACGTCGCGTGAGCGCAGGATCAAGAAGATGATCCAGCGCGGTCGCAAGAAGAACATCAGCCTCCCGTGCCACTCGATGGAGGCGTTGTTCGAGAACAACTTCACCCACCAAGACCTGCTGGTCGTGGTCGGGGAGCGTCGCGCCGTGGTGCCGATACTGCAGCTGTGCGCGCGCAAGTACACGAAGGCTGCCGGGAACGTCACGTTGCTGTCGTCCAACGAGGTGGCGTCACCGAACGCGCAGCTCGCCCAGCACATCATCCCTCCACAGATCTGGCGCAACGCCGCGCTGATCTACGGGGACCTGAAGGCGCTGCTGGAGCCACTCAGTAAGAACATGGACCCGCTGGGGCTGCTGGTGATCGAGGATCTCGATAACCTGCTCATGCTGGCCCCGGTAGCTCAGAGTAGGCCGTCGTATCTCAGTCGCGCCTACGGGCTGCTGTCTCAATATCAGGCGGATTACGGCGGCGCGATCATCGCCGGCGTCTGCACGGACAACGACCCGCTCGGGATCGACAGTATACAGCTGTATCCGCCCGAGCTGCTGTCGAAGCACGTGCTCGTGTCGTGGCAGGAGCCGAAGGTGTCGAACATCCCATCCATTGTGGTCGGGAACGACGTCATGCTTCTGTCAGAGATTCAGAAGGAGCTAGCGACCCCCGAATGATATATGCAGGCTTTGAGTTCGCACCCGTCCCAAACTGGGACGTCATCATGCCGATCAAGGCCCCGAGCAACTACAAGAAGCCCGAGGCCATCGAGAAGTATATCGCCGAGCGTAAGGTCGCGCTGGCATCCGGCGGCGCGGCCGTCGATATACTGACCGGTACGGTCAGGCGCATCTTCGTCGTCGATCCTGACGAACACAGGTCTGAGATGCTCGAAGGCGATGCTGTCTGTGGCTTTTTCAAAGAAGCCTTGGATGCCATCGTCAAAGGAAGCGGCGTCGTTGGCTACCGCATCCATCGCGCGATGCATATCCTTGCTATCACGAGCGCGCTACACGCCGACTCGCTCGGCGAGGGGAACAGTATCCCCGTCTCGCGCTTCAAGTGGATTGACGAGTTGTACAACAGATACCGGGGCTTCGTTGATCCGGTCAGCCTGCTGTTCGGCACGACCGACATCGACTTGAACGCCGTCGCCATGCGGTGCGGCGTGAAGATCAACCCGGAGTCTCCGGAGTCGCTTGCAGAGTTCGCGCAGGTGATGCTGAGGAACGTGGATCTCGGTAGCGAATGAAAGTCCTAGTCATAGGCAAGAAGAAGTGCGGGGTCTGCGATGCAGCGAAGGACAAGCTGGATCGTATGCAGATCCCGTACGACTTCTACGATATAGACGTGATGAAAGAACCGCACGACAATTGGCGCACTGACGGGTCAATCGACGTGTTGGCCTTCTTCAATCAGAACAACTGTGTGATCCCCACCATCGTGATCGACAAGAAGGTGTTCACGTATTCAGCGGCAATGGCTCACCTGAAGAGGAAGAAGACATGACGTATTTCTGGTGGCTGTTTGGAGTCTGGTGTGTGCTCACCGTGCTCGTGGCTGTCGGCATGTACCTGCGCGATCGCAGGAACCGGCCGCTCTGTCCTGTTCACGACAAGCCCATGCAACTGGTCGGAGATGACTGCCATAAAGAAGAGTTCATGTGCTACGTGAAGGGCTGCGGTTGGTGTGCTGACGTGTATGGAGGGGGACGCAAGAGCGTCTTCAAGGTGTAACATGGACAAGCATCCGGGCGACATGATGGCGAAGCCGGGCCAGTCCCAAGAGGACCGGCAGCTTCGCATGGTTGGCTCTATGGAGGAGATGCGAAAAGAGAACTGGGTGCCGTTCACGCTCGGGCCTCTGTATCTCGCCGGCCAGCTAGATTTCGACGTGATCGCGCGCTACTGCACTGAGGCGAAGCGTGACGTGCTTGTGTCACACATCGACTTCAACGACTTCAAGCTGTTCGACATGCCGGAGACACTGGGCCACCGTATGCTAGCCATGAATGACGAGGCGTACCCCGACTTCGTGGAGTTCATGCTATCCGTGGAGGTCATCGATCGCGCGAACAAGCGTTACTTCCAAGTCGCGCGTTTCGGCGCGCCGATCATCGATCCATTCATGCGGTTCCTCAACGTGACGGTGCCGCGGCCGGAGACGATAGATGTGTGGACCGCCATCGGACTCGGTGGCATGATCGTACCGAAGACGCACGTGGAATATCTGCCGTATCCCATCTTCAAGCCGGGCGAAGCAGAAGATCTGTCGCGGCAGGATTTCCTGAGCAGGCTGCCGCGGCCAATCACTGCTCCGATGCTCGTCGAGTTCGAGTGGAAGAAAACGCGCCCGGAGATTGTACAGCGCGGACTGAGACTGTTAGGAGAGCTTGAATGAATGTCGAAGTGACGGCCGTGCCTGAGCTGGAATGTGCATTGGCCGAAGCGAAGGACCGCGCATTGACGGTGCAGCCAATCTTCTGGAACCCGAAGGAGATCGCCAACGTTGCATCGGTCGTTGTCAAGAACAGCGCCGGCAAGGTGCTGTTCAAAGGCGTGCTCCGTGTCAGCGGTCAGTCGGGAAGGCCGACGATCGTAGAGCGCGCCACGCCTGTGCCTCCTGCAGTGGATCGCGGCAACAGCAAGAAGTGATCTACGCACTGTTAGGGGACACGGACAATGGTAAGGCCAGCGTCGATGTGTACGTTGACACCAAGTTGTTCAAGTCCACGACGTTTGAGACACATGGAGCCGCGCGTGCGTCACTTACGCATGCCGGGTTCGCGAACATCGCGAGCGACAACAAGTGGGTGCCGCTGATATACAGTCGGACATATCAGGCAACTGTCGTGATACAGGTCGAGCCGATCCGACAGCTGCAGCTCACGGAGGGTTTGTGGTTGGACGTGGTACGTGTTCCGGATGGCTACGGGTTCAGGTTCACGATGCATGAGGGAAAGAAGAGTGTCGATCCAATACTGGAGATCTTCACGCTCGACCTGTTTGCGGTTCAGGCGATAGGAACGTGGAACGCGATCGAAGCTGCGCTCAACGCGGGGCTGTCGTTCTTCAAGAAGGTACAGGATCTTGTTGGCAACGATGTGTTGAACACGTTGCTGGAGATAGCGAAGGAGCGTGAGAAATGCCAGACAAGCAGGCGCCGAACAGCGATGGGGCGGCTAGCAAAGCCGAGGAGAAGAAGCCCCCCGTCGACACCGACAAGTACTTCCTTGTCATCGTAGGCGACTCTTCCGAGGAGGCGCCGAGAACCATCGAGTGCGACAGCTTGAAGGCGTTTGCCGCGGCTGTTAATGAAAGTGTGCTGGGGGCGGAGAACGTGATCCATGCCTTTGGCTTCAAGGGTCAGAGGGTGAGCATCAGCGCGCCGACTCCCGTCTGTGCGGTGGAGATCAATGGAAAACGAGCAGAAGTCGGAAGCGAAGATAGGACGTTTGACCCGTCAGGACGCATCACACCGCTCCGTCGCTGAGTACTTGAACATTCCAATAAGGGCACCGTCGCTGCAGGAGTGTATCAACGACGGCCACCGGATCGAACGTGGGCGTATCACGTTCTCCGACGGGGCGCTGTGGTACTCCTACGGAGATATGCGGTTCATCTACGATGACTTGGGCAGTCCGAACAGTCTCAATGTCAACGGGCTGAAGTGTCTCGACCCTGAATACATGACGCATGCGTGGCTCGCTGACATCTATCCTCAGATGCTGGAAGCGCAGGGATCTGTGGATCCGTGCCACATAGCCAAGCAGCTGCAATGGCCGGACCAACGCATCCTGCTTCTCCGGGGGCACGATCTGGTGCGGGTCGTCTGCCGCGCAGAGATGCACTGGGCGGAAGAAACACTGACGGTGCACGGCCGGCTCGACCGTGTTGATTCGACAGGCGACGTGTCGTTTTCGTTGCGTGTCGACGACGTACGGCTCTCCTAAACCACACGCGCGAATGCGTCATAATATCTGGGATCGCCGCCTGCTCTTAGTAGCAGGCGGCCTTTTTATGGAGGTACACGATGACAGTACAGAAGCAGCCGGAGCAGCAGAAGAGACGTGGTCGTCCACCGCTGCGCAAGAGGGACAAGAAGCTCATCGAGCGAAGCGAGGTCGCTTGTGGTCTCGATGTCATACGCCCGGGGCAGAGGCTCGTGCCCGGCGGCGGGAAGCACGGCATCGAGGCAGACGAGGCGGGCAATGTTGTCCTCCTCGGAGCCGAGGGAGATCTGGTGCCGTTCGCACAGGCGGAGTTCGTCGGTCTCTACCCGGAGGGTCACGGGAAGCGACTCAGGTTCGTTGTCCTTCGTCCGTACTTCGATGACGGCGAGATTCACGTGGGTGGTTCACGCCACAAGTCGGAAAGGCCGGCGCCGGACGACGGGCATCAAGGCTTGTGGAAGCTTCCGGGTGGTCGCGTGGTCTTCAGGGGTGCCATTCCCGACGACTACACGGGTAGAGAATACCCGGACGGCCACTACAAGGATCTGCGGGTCACGAGCGGGAAAAACGCGCTGTCGTTGTTCTCGTTCCATCCGCAGTACAAGGCAGTGAACAAGCACCTGCGCCGCTTGCTTACCGGGGCGCTCAAACAGATCGAGCACGTGACCACGAAGTCGAATGCGCTGGAAGCGCCGTCGGCGTTCGTGGCCAAGGGAGCAGAGTTCTTGAATGCTCGGTTCCTGCAGGGTAACTTCTCTGATGTCGTGAGCGTCACTGAGCTGCTCGCGGACATCATGAATGCCGGCTTCTGGGCGCTGCCCGGGCTGGAGAACGTGATGGTCGCGCAGATGGCCGGGGTCGTGAAGGATGTGGGGGAGTCACACATTTCGGTCGAATGGGCCGATGGAAGTGGATCGCTGGTTCACTCTCCGAAGAAGGAGATTGTGGACTACATCCGGAGTCGCGTGCCCGTACGAACGGCAAACCTCACCGTCGTTCCGCTCGTTCGCGAGGGCGAGAAGATCGACGCCGGGACCGTTCTCTGGGGCGGATCGACGGAGCAGTTCATCACCGCCGAAAAACTCAGGTGCAAGATCCCAGAAAACGTGAATGAGGAGCAGCAGTTGCAGCTTCTCCGCGTCTGGGCGCTGTTGGCGGTAGGTTCCCTCCGGGAGGGACAGGAAATCTACCCCATGAAGTTTGTTGCTCCGCGGAAGGCCGCGGATGTATACTTCGTCCCGGGAGTGAGCAGAGTAGCGCTCACGCAGCACCCTGCCGCAACGATGTGCGCTGAAGCGCGCGGCATCAGCGTTGACTTCTATACGCTGTCGCACCGCAGCCGGCACTGGCGTCGGTGGCGCGAACGTGTCGAGCGCGAAGAGGCTGCTGCCGCACACGCGCGGACAACCGCGGTCGAGGAGGCCGAGGTCGAGGAAACTGAGAGCGCGCCCGAATAGGGCGCCTCTCCCATTTAAGTCTCAGGAGGATTCATGCCGGATCAGACACAGCAGGAGCCGACGATCGTAGAGGCGCTGAAGCGCCTACGCAGGATCGAGAAGAAGATCACTTCCAACAACGCGGAAGTGACACGCTACGCGTCAGGTCTCTCGTCGCGCAAGCCGCTCTTCGACACCGAGGACAAGCAGTTGCAGGAGGTGAAGAGCCTCACGCAGTCGTCGGTGGATCTCGTGCAGGAGTACCTCAAGCTGAAGCGCCGTATCGATCTGACCAATCTCGCGATCACGGTCGATATCGAGGGCCAGAGGCGGACGATCGCCGAGTGGCTCATCGTCAAACGGAAAACCGCCGATCTCATGATCGGTGTCTTCTCGGCACTGGATGACAGTGCCGCGAATGCCGCGCGCCGCGAGGACCGCATGTTCTCCGGCGAGGGCAAGACGCCGCAGGTCGTGCGGTACTACAAGGAAGAAGCGAAGATGAAGGAACTTCGCAGCTGGCAGGACGTGAAGGAAGCGATCGACGGGCGGCTGGAGGTCGTGAACGCGACCACGTCGCTCGTCGCTGAGTAGAAAAGGAGACCTTGCGTAGCGTAAAAACGGGACAAGGAGCTTCGGCTCCGACAGAGACCCTCGCCGGGGGTTTGTACCGGTAAACAGCCAATTACAAAGATCAGAGCTGCCATGAAAGCTACTCTATATCTTTCAAGGTTGAAGGTTCAAGCATTCAAGTATCACTCGGTGCCCACCGAGGGTAAACCTAGGGCATTTCAAGCTTCAGCCAACCCGGGACACCGGGGTGAAGGATCAAGGTTTGGGGCATTAGCCCGGAAAAATCCGGATCCTGTAGTGTGCGCCTCTGTCCGCTTCCGATCTACAGCCGGCTGTTACGTACAGGTCTTAACATATTCTCTCATGGGACGGGGCGTCCGGGTAACCGGGTGAGAGGGCTTGTCCTAAGCTAGCCCTCTTGAGTTGAAGCGTTCCCGTCCCAGTTTTTGGAGGACTGCCCTGCCGGTGATGTGAGCATATAATCCGGCGTGAAACTCTGACTGGCTCACGCGAAGAGCATCCCGCCACGGGGGTGGGGCCAACTAAGGGGCAAGCAGTCCTCTGCTAAGTAGCCGGTAGCTTCTACTGCAACTCCGCTGTGGTACCGGGGCGCCCAGCCCTGCGGAGGAGCTGGTTCCCGTCTCGGGATACGAAGTTACCGACGGAGAAGGAGCGCACAGTCGATACGACCTCACATGGAGGTCGTTCGCCGCGCTCCTTTCTTTTGCTATCGGCTTGACACGAGTTCCGACAACTGTACGATTGTAGTTGGTTTGTTGGAGGGAACTATGGCATCAGGCCCGAAGCCGCTCAGTGGGCGTACGCCCAATATCCTTATCCCTGCAGGCAAAGAGAATGAGTATGCCGTCGATGCGCAAGGGAACATCATCCACACCGTATATGGGAGCGACAGTGAGATCCCCGACGCGGTAGTGCTTCCGTCCGGTCGAGGCGGAAGACTCGGCAGCGGAGGCAACTTTGAGGGCGGCCTCGAAAAGAAGTTCGATCCTCTCAAGCTCGATCTGCAGCAGAATATCGTACTGTTCGACGAGAGCGGAGTTCCTCAGCTTGTAACCAAGACAACGGGACGTGAGCTGGCAGCTATTGTTCCCAAGCAGGCGCCAAAAACTGACGAGAAGCCTGTCTACGAGTCAGAGGCGTCAGCCGCGCCCGCGGCCAAGGCAGCGCCGCTGACAGTGGAGGGCGCGAATCAGCTCGGTGAGAATGCGGAGTATCTGTACCGTGGGATGGCGGCGCAGCGAGGGCAGCAAAAGGCTGCAGTTGCGCCACCAGAAACCTCTGCCGCCCCGGCAGCGCCGCTTCCAGTGGCGAGACATATTGAGGAGGGTTTCGTGCCACAACCGAAGACGAAGAAGAAGAAGGCGAAGAAGACGAAGAAGTCACGACGCGTCGTAGAATCTGACGACGGGGCTAACGAAGGGCAGACACCGCAGGATAAGCAGGAGCCGAACTTCCTGCCTGTTGAGGTGGAGATCAACGCGTCGTTCGGGAGACTGCGCCAGTCGTTCTCAGGCATCTTCCGGGACAACGGGAACCTGATCCTCTACACTGACAGCCGTCACGTGCCGCTGTACATGCTGCCTGAGGTCACGGAGCCGCTGGAGCTTACGGTGACGTGGCAGGAGCGGGTGGTCCACTGCGTCTGGGCAGGAATTCAATTCACGCTACCACACGCACCGGTCACGTTCACGGTGTTGTTGATCGACGAGAGCAACCACGGATCCGAAAGTCTGAACGGTTCTCAGGGCTGAGCAGCAGACATTTGACTTGCAGCCACTTACAAAAGGGATTAACCTACGTAAAGGTATACAGGTAGTTGGAGCAGCGCGATGGAGAAGGACAACCAAGCCAAGGTGGGCCGGACCAAATGTGACATGTGTGACAAGATATCCGCCTGCTTCGTGGGCGAACGTCTACTTTGCACAGAGCACGCGTCCTTGGCGAAGACCGCCGCGGTCGACGCTCCTCTGAAGGACGCCGGCCTCGCGTTCAGAGATCACCACCGATAGGCGGTAGACATGGCCGACTCGCTGAATGTCTTCCCGAGCATGCCTAGTGGTGGGGCTAGCACTCCCGGAACCGCTAATGCTTTCCCCGATCCCTTCTTCGACTATTCTTCGACTCAGATGCCTCGCAGTCTTTACGACGTGTTGAGGTGGTGTTTTGTACCCGGTACGCCGGTGCAGATGGCTGATGGCTCGTTGAAGGCGATCGAGGATGTACGTGTTGGCGATGTCGTGCTGAATCGTTTCGGCGAGGCGGCACGAGTGAATGTTGCCAGTACGCGACCGTGGGATGACATGATTGTCAGTGTTGAGACCGTAGATGGCAATGCCGCTGCGGTCGAGAGCATCCCTGATCACGAACATTTTGTGGTGCGCGCACCACGACTGAAACCTAATCGCTGTATCTACGCGCTCAAGCCAGACAAGATCGAAAAGGTGAAAGCACGGGATATCCGTGTCGGCGACTACCTCGTGGCACCGCAGGCAAAGCTGGAAGACGGAGAGAAGCCTGCGGTCGATCCGTACGTTGCTGGCACGTATCTCGGCGACGGGTGGGTTTGTCAGCGGTACAAGGGTGTTGGCGGCCGTGATGACCGGACATGGCAGGACACCGGCGAGCATTACGCGACGCGATTCATCTTCTCACCCGAGGCGTATGAATCTGTGGCGCGTGTGGCGGCGGCAGGGCTGAAGTTGGTGCCGACAACAGATCCAAACAGCGGCGCCGCAATGGTATACACATGCCATGACTACGCGCTGACGGATGATCTTAAAGCGCTGTGCGGGCGTGGTGCGCGTACGAAGCGCCTCAGTGATTGTGTCTATGGCTGGTCGCGTGATGAAGTACTGGAATTCGTCGCGGGATACGTCGACTCGGACGGATGTTTGATCAAGAACGGCACGAACACACGCGGTGTCGTGATCACGTCCTGCAATAGGAATCTGCTACTACAGGTTCGCCGGCTGTGTAACGCTGCCGGAATGACACCGACGCTCGCAGGTGGCGAGATCGACGGCGGCGGCGGTCTCGTTCCTGAGGGTCGCTACGAGAAGTACACGCTGTTCTTCAACTGGTACAACATGCAGCCGCTCGTTGCACACAGTGAGAAGTTGAAGAAGGCGACAATCGGTGCGTGTGGTAAGGGGAAGACGCAGTCGGTCGTGATCAAGGGCGGGGTCGTCTATCGCCGCGTGCGCACAATCAATGAACAACCATACTCAGGCAGTGTACACAATCTTGAGATCGAAGGCGAACACAGTTACATAACTTGTGACTGTGCAACGAGTAACTGCGAATTCGTTTGGATGACCAACGGAACTTATCGCACAGCCTGCCAGCGCATTGTCCGCTACTTCCTCACGACGATCGAACTGAACGACATCGGCGACGATGAGAAGGTGAAGTACAAGGAGTTCCTCGAAAAGCAGGCGAAGATGATCGACACTCTCGCCTACGTCGGGGACGACTGGATATGTCTCCATGGTGATACGAAGGCTGTGACACGTGACGGTATCTTCACGCTTCGTGAGCTGAAGGGAAAGACGGTAGATGTCCTTTCACAGGACGGCGTGTATCGTTCAGCGGAATTCAAGTCGTTTGGGCGGCAGGAACTACTCGAAGTTGAGTTCAGCGATGGCCGTACAGTACTCGCTACCCCTGAGCACCAGTGGGTCGCCAAGAATTGTTCTGGGAAGCTAACTCGCGTACCCACGACTCAGCTCACCGAGGGCTATCGCGTACCTCGCGTAGCAGCGCCGCGCCCCGAGCAGAATGACAAATTCTTTGAGGGAGTAAGGCACGGCTTCACATTCGGTGATGGCTCTATCTACAACCGTGATCGAAAGACGCCAAGGGCTGAAGCTACGTTCTTTGGCGACAAAGATGCGGAGATGCTGAAGCATTTCGAGGGTCACGGTGGCAAGCCTGTTTCAGACGAGGCTACGCAGTCGGTAACAATCTTCGGGCTGCCGGCACACTACAAGCAACTGCCCTTCAATACGTGCAGTGCCAGTTATTGGTATGGATTCGTCTGCGGTTTTCTGGCTGCTGACGGCTCGGTGGATGTGTATGGCTGTGCTATCCTGACGCAAAAGGCCAAGGCTACACTAGCGGCGATAGTCGATCAACTTCCGCGTATTGGAATGAGCGCGGGGCTGCTTCGAGGACACGAACGAACTTCACGGTTCGAACGGCGAGATGGACGTGTGGACGTCTACACCGGCATCATGCATTACGTGACGTTGCTCAAGCAGTACATGCTTCCGCAAGACTTCTTGCTCTCGAAGCATCGCGTAAATTTCGAGCAGAACTACAGTCCCACAAACTATGGCGAGTTCATAGGCATTCGTGATGTGCGTGAGACCGGCATCGTCGATGAGGTTTTCTGTTGCGTTGAGGAAGAAACGAACACCTTCGCTATTGAGGGAGGCATACTCACCGGAAATTGTTATGGAAATGCATTTGTGTCCGTGCGCATTCCGTTCCGGCGTCACCTGCGCTGTCCGAAGTGCCACCAAGAGCGCGCGCTCAAGCACATCAACTATTCGTTCCAGAACTGGAGCTTCATCGCGACGTGCTCGAACTGTAACTACAAGGGCAAGTTCGAGCGCATCGACCGGCGGAGCATCGAGCAGGACAAGATCAAGCTCATCCGTTGGTCGCCGCATGAAATGCGGATGCTCCACCATCCCATCTCTCACAACACGGTCTACTATTGGATCCCGACAGCGAATTTCAAGCGCGAGATTCGCAAGGGCAACAAGTTCTACATCGAGTCGACTCCGTGGGAGATCATCGAGGCAATCAAGAAGGACCAGTGGTTCAAGTTCAATCCCGACATCATCTACCACATGAAAGAAGAGACGCTGGCCGGGATTCGTAACGCCGGCTGGGGCATCCCCCGGCTGATGGCGAACTTCAAGCAGGCGTGGTACGTGCAGGTGCTGAAGAGGTACAACGAGGCCATTGGTCTCGACTACATCATTCCGTTCCGTGTGATCACGCCAGCGAAGGGGCCGGGGTCCGGCGAATCCGACCCGCTGCTCCACATGAACATCGGCTCGTTCAACAGCAAAGTCATGGGCATGATCCGCAAGCATCGACGTGACCCCGCGACGTGGAATGCACTGCCGTTCCCGATTCAGTACCAAGCGCTCGGCGGCGAAGGCAAGGATCTCGCGCCACACGAACTGATTACGCAGGGCGTCGATGATATGCTCAATGCAATGGGCTTCCCCGCCGAGATGTTCAAGGGTACGTTGCAGGTGCAAGCTGCGCCGATGGCACTGCGCCTGTTCGAGCGTACGTGGACTCACTACGTGTCCGCGCAGAACGGACTGATCGACTGGTTCTTCGAGGCGGTTACCGACTTGCTGAGCTGGGAGCGGGCGGAAGGGCGACTGCAGCCGGTTACTCTTGCCGAGGACATCGAGAAGAAGCAGATCCAGTTGCAGCTCGCAGCCGCACAGCAGATATCCAAGCAGACAGCGTACGCTCCGTTCGGTATCGACTGGCGTGCTGAAGTTGAGCGCCAGTTCGATGAGGAGAAGTATTATCAGGACGCAACGGCTCGGTTCCAAAAAGAGCAGGCCCGCGCGCAAGAAATGGAGCAGACTTTCGAGCAAGCAGACCAAGCAGTAGCTCAACCGCCGGGCGGCGCGCCAATGGATCCTGCGGCCATGGCTGCTGGCGGCGGTGCTCCTGCGGCTGCCGGCGGGATGCCTCCGGGCGGCGCACCTCCGGGCGGCGCTCCTGCGGGCGGCGCTCCTGCAGGTGGCATAGCGCTTCCGGCCGGTGGAGCAGGTACTACACCTCAGGATATGCTCGCTCAGGCAGAACAAATCGCTTTACAACTTCTCGGAACTCCCTACGAGTCACGCAAGTCAGAGATGCTCAAGATTAAGAAAGCCGACGAAACCCTTCATGCTTTGGTCGTGCAAAAAATCGAAGATATTCGCCAGAAAGCAAAGCAGCAAGGGGGCTTCCAAGCGCTGCAGTCCATGGTTGGCGGGCAGGCGTCGTGAGTGTCTTCATCTACGGTCTACGTGATCCGCGCGACGGGCTTATTAAGTATGCTGGAAAGACAAACAACTTAGTTCTACGTGCGCGCGGGCATAAAAGCGAGCGCTCTGGTACTCGAAAATGTAACTGGGTGCAGAAGCTCTTGCGGCTGGGGATGAAGCCTATCCGTCTCATTCTCTCTGAGTTGCCAGATTCGTCTGACTGGCAAAGTATTGAGCGTCTGTGGATTAAGACGCTCCGTGATTTTGGCTGCGGACTATTGAACGCAACTGACGGCGGTGACGGGCGCGAGAACGTTGTTGTAACCGAGGAGACTCGACAGAAGATACGTGAGGCGCGCGCACGTCAGCCGGTGTCAGAGAAGGCAATCAAGGCTATGGCTGCGGCGAACCGTGGAAAGAAGCAAAGTTCTGAGACACGCAAGAAGATGCAGCAGGCCGCCATCCGTCGAGAGGCAAAAAAGCAGGCAGCGGGTTTTGTTGTGAGTGAAGCTACGCGTGCGAAGTTGAGTGCTGCGTGGCATGCTAGCGCTGCCGCTGCAACCCATCTTCAGCAGATGCAGGAGAACCTCCGCGGTAAGAAACGGCCGGAGGCAACGAAAGAGAAACTTCGCCGGGCGCACATTGGCAGGAAGCATACTGCGGCCACGTGCAAGCGAATGAGCGACGCGCACAAGGGAAAGCCGATCCCGCCCGAGCAGCGACAGAAGATCAGCGCGGCCCTGAAGGGGCGTGTCATAAGCGCAGAGCATCGTGCTAAGATAGCAGCTGCCGGTAAGGGGCATCCCGTACATGTAGCAACTGGACGAAAACGAGGTCTTGCGAACCGCGGACGCAAAGCTAGTTCCGTTACGCGCACCAAAATGTGCGCTGCACAGCAACGACGGAGACAGCGCGAACAACTTCTCACAGTGGCCTAGGGGGCGCACCATGCCGAGTGCACTTATCGCCGGCCCGTGCGTCTCGGAGTTCGGTTGGGAACTCATGGAGTGGCAGGGGGCCGTGCGCAAGATGGCGCAAGGTCACGACAAGGTCACGGTTTGTAGTGCCGCTGGTCACGAACCGCTTTATGCAGATCTGAATCCTTCGTTCATCCCACATCATGTTGTTGGGTACCGTGATTGTCATCGTATGCGCCCCGGCTCGATAGGCAACCCGAGCGAGCTTGCACGTGTACAACACGTGCTTGCTATGGATGAAGCTAGATATCGGCGCGCGGGCTACAAAGTTACGCGCTTCACGTCGATTCCTGCACGGAAAGATAAAGCTGTCGGGACACGCCGCCCGATCGAAAAACAGCTCTTTGTCAAGTATGGAGATGCTACGCGCATCGAAGAGCCGTACCCGGTTGTCATTCACGCGCGCGCCAAGTGCGTGAACTACGTGTGCGATGGCGATGACTACCCGGAAGACAAGTGGGCGGAGCTATTGCAACTGCTGGCCGCGGCCGGTTTCATGCGTGTTGCTGCAATCGGGATGCCTACGGCATCAATCGCTCCAGCTGGATCCGTCGATCTCAGGGGCAGCTTACTGCAATCCACGATGGATCTTATGGCGGCAGCCACGGTGGTCGTCGGTCCTTCGAGCGGCCCCATGCATCTTGCCTCGCTGTGCGGCACACCG